AAAAGCCTTAGAGTCCACCTTAGCTTCGCTAGAAACTTCAGTAACTATTTCCTCATTTTTTGTAGGAACTTGAGTTTGTTCCACCGAGTTCTTGTTTTGTTCCTCGTTCATTGTATTACTCCTTATAGGTTTATTTATTAAATATCAATACAAATTTATTAAATCAATATATTTGGATCGTCCTCATCTACACCTAGCACATCAATCAATTTTTCTTTAGGAATGAGTTTGTTTTGATCTAATGCTATATTCATAAGTAGCATTAAATTTTCTTCCTGTTCATCACTAAGATTGATGATGCTAAATTCTTCAAATTTTTCTACATACCTTTTGTAGGTTTCAAAAAATGTCATATTCTATCTAATCTTTCCATTAATTCATCAAATGCTTTAGTTGTATCTTTTGCGTAGTGTTCCATCATCTTTCTATATGCGACTTTATTTTTACTATTTAATAGTGCAGTATAATTAGCAAATGCTTCTAAACTATGTCCTGTTCTTACTCCTTTAACTAAAGTTGTTGGATATTTTGCATAGTATCCCATACTATGTCCCCAGCCCATTTCATTATTAGTAATAGCACCTAAGTAATCTGCAAATTTACCATAACTTACATTATTAACATTTCTTAAAACTGATTTGTTATTTAATGCTGAAAGTACTTTGTGTTTTGTTTGTAAAATAAAATCAAGAGTATTGCGATCTGTTAAGTCATATGTGATTCCTTTATCTAATAACAATGCTTTTATCTCATCTATTTTTAACGGAAAGTTTTTGCTTGCAATTATCTTTTCTATTGCATCTCTGACTTCTTTATTTCCTAAAGATTTTCCCTTAACTGATAGGTTTGCTATTTTTACCAAATCGTTCATATATTCTGTTTTGGCTAAAGGGATATATTTTCTAATTTTTTTCCTATCAGATGAAATAGATGCAGATGCAAAATTACTTATGTTACTTGCGTTCCTATCTCCAGCTATATATTCTATAAGCAAAGGGTTCTCCTTTAATTCTTTGGCAAATATTCTATCTCTTGTTTTATTATTAGCAAGCAAGTATTTGGACATTTTATGATCTATTCTGTGTCCATATTCATGTGCAAATGTGTCTTTTAGTTTGTGATTATTCATGTCAACCCCTTGCAAAGCAATGGTGTCTTCATTTCTTTGATACCAAGCACTTTTGCTTTTGGGTATTATTTTTTCTGTTTTTGGCAACTTGCTAATTGCCCTAGTAAATGATGTTTGTATAGTGCCAAATGCTATAGGAAGCAAGCTAGATTCTTGCTCTGACACTTCTCCAAATATATTGGTGTTTTGAGCAATTTCTTCCCCAACTGTTGGTATTTCATCATCTATTTTATTCCAGCTAGGATCAGTAGGTTGCCAATGGTGTCTGCAATTATAACCACCCCTTACTACAAATGGATCTCCTTGTGATTTACCAGACCAAGATTGTGAACCCCATATGCTACTAATTTCTTTAGTTGAATATGTATTGCCAACATGTGATCTGCAAAAATCCCTACTATCCCTTATCGTAGATCCTGTGTATGTAAAATAAGTTAGCCCTATTTCATCTGCTCTAAACTTTGCAAACTGACCATCAAAACCCATAATAGAATCTTGAACTATTTGATTGGTGTATCTTCTTAAATTGTTTCCTAACCTATCCCTTCCGTAGATAGTTTGTAGCCTAGATATTGCTGTGGTTACTTCTGCTGTTCCTGTAATTCCTTTTAGTTTTTCAGAATTGATAAAATCAACAAGTTCTTGTGCTTCTGAATTGTTACTGTTTTGATAGATACCATTAATCTGTCCACTAACTGTTTCAATTACTTTGTCTGTGGATCTTCCTACTAAAGTGGATTGATATATTTCATCTGATAGAGTGCTTACAAACTCATTACCCAAATCTTCAAATTGATTAAATACTTGCTTCTTTAATTGATTAACTGTTGTTAAGTCTAATTCAGTTATTTGTTTAAACTCATCGGGTATAGGAAGTTTTCCATAAGTAGCTACAACTGAACCAGCAATCTTATCATACTCAGCCACATTGGATTGTACTGTTTTTAAATATGTATTTTCCATGTAACCTTTAATCTTAGGTCTAAGTTCTATTGCTAATTTAGTATTAAACAAAACTCCGTTCTTAGTGGGTAATCTTGCTATGTCTTTTACAACATCTCTCTCTAATCGTTCTAAGGTACGCAACATTCTGGCTTCATGTTGATCGCTTAAAGAAGTGGTTATTCCTTGTCTATACTCACCAAGTCTTTCAATAAGACTCTTTGCCATGATTAAATTCTAGGAGTAGTTATCGGTGTCTGTGGAAACTCTCCAAGCCTTGTAGTTGATTGGTCTATTTCTTCATCAATTTTAGATAATACTTCATCATCTTCAATAACTGTTCTAGCTATTTGTTTATCTAATTCTTTAGTGAAAGTATCTGATTTAATGTTAGATGCTTTGGCTTGTTGTAATACTTCTAAATCAGTTGCCCAATCTCTAAGATCAAATGAATCAGGGTATATGATTTCCCCATCAAAAGATTTGTCTTGCCATCTTGCGTACAATCTCCAAATTTGTTCTTCAGCTAATTGCATTAAGTTTGCTTTCTCAGCAAGTCTTGCATTAAGTAATTGAAACTCTGTTCTAAGTGCAACACCGGACACTACTCTTTCGCTGGTACTTCTAACTGCACCCACATGAGATAGTCTATTGATAGCATCTACCTTCATGGCAATAGTTTTTAATACTGAGTCTAGGTTCTGTCCAGATGGTTGTAGAATATAAGGTTTTAAAGCTGGATCAATGTTGTCTGGCATTTCAATAATAGAACCAGCACCAGCAGAAGCATCAACATCTCTAGTCTTAACTAAGGAAGGGTGATTGGATAATCTAATTAATTGTTCAATCTCAGATAACTCATTATAGATTGCTCTTTGTAAGTCAGCTATATCTGTTAGATCAGAAACACCTACTGCTCTCATAGGACTTCTTTGATTGAATAAAATAACTGCTGGGATTTGTCCTAAAGGATTATCAACAGAGTCTATAACCACAGGATCAGTAACACCTACGCTGTTCAATCTAACGGTATCAATTCTGTCTAAGTGCCAAACACGATATATTTCTTTTTGGCTATCTTTGTGTTCTCTAACCTTTAAATAATCTAAGTAATATTTTCCTGAAGTTGCTCTGGTGTAATTCCAATCCACAATATTTTCAGGTGTATAGATATTTAAGTAAGGTCTAATCTCTTGGTTTAATTCTTCTGCTCTAGTTCTTGCATTGGAGTTTGGTTTGTCCATGATAGCCCAGCAATGACCATAAACACTAGCGTAAGTTTGCAACTCTCTCATCAAATGAGAGAATGATCTACCTTCTAAATCAGCATCATCTAAGAACATATTAATGGTTGAGTCTTGCTCTAATGAACCTAGTTTTCTAGTTGGCTTGATTCTAAATAGGAATGATGAATAAATATGAACTACATTTCTACAGTGGTTATCTAATGGAGTGAATTTTAATCGTTTGTAAAACTCATTCTCTAGTTCTAGGTTGTAGGTTTGCAGGAATTTACCTTCTTTGTATTCTTCCCCACCCAAATAAGAACGGATAAAATATTGCCATCTGTCTGCAAATGCTTTGTAATGATCGTGTTGGTTTAGAATTTCTTGTCTTGAATATGCCATTAGCTAAATCTCTTAGGTTGTGAAGGTGGAAGTGTACTTGAAATAGGGAAGATATATTCTATGCCGTAACCTAGTGCGTCTGTCATATGATCGTGTCCAGTTTTTTCAGGTATATTCGTACCCTCTTTATACATTTGTTTCATTAACGAATTAATAAGGTTTTTGCAAGAGGGATCAATAAATATATTCCTTGAACCATCAAAATTCTTCAATCTTGAATTGACACTATTAATCCGATCTCTAACTAAAGCATGAGTAGATTTACATTTAACATTAAAACCAGCGTTGGTCAAGATAGTAAGATCAGTTCTTCCACCGGCAGAAGTCTTGCGTTGTCTTGAAGCTGGATCAGGATAAACTACAATCTTATTCTTAGGATATCTTCCTAATAACTCATCAATAAATTCATCTGTGTTACTGGAGTAAATAACTATCTCATCAAAGAACTCTGCTACATTATTCTTTAAATGAAATAAACAAGCTGACATTGGATCAATGTTAAAGTCTAAGCCCACATGGATAATAGCTTGTGGATCATATTTACAAGGCTTAACATTGTTCTCTCTGTCAAAGTTATAATAGACTACGCCTGAGTATGTTTCAAATGAAGCTAAGTATTCTTGTTTAAAACTTCTCTCATCTAAATCTTTTTTTGCTTGTTCAATCTCGTGTGGTTCTACTTGTCCACCTTCTACTGTAGTGAACTTCCATGACTCCCACTCTGGATCACCTGACTTACCTTTTTGGTACATATCAAATGACCAATTACCAACTCCTTTGGGTGTGCCTACAAATAACACCTCACCATTAACATGTTTGTCAGAAATGGTAGGTCTAAGAACTTCACTCCATGCTTCCTCTGGTATGTCTGAGAACTCGTCCAGTACAAGAAAATTAAGACCAACACCTCTAAGATTATCTGCTGACTTGTCCGCACCCTTTAAACTAATCTGACAATTATTAATTAAGACTACAGTTAGTTCTGTTTCGTTAATATATTTAACCCACCTTAATTCTTTGACTTTTTTCTTGAGTTGTTTCCACATGATCTCCTTACTCATTCGGTAAGTAGGACTCACATAAAATATCTTTCCGTTATCTGCAAACCTAGCTTTTCTAAGTATCTCAGTAAGGCATAAATGTGTCTTGCCAAATCTTCTTCCTGTAACTAGGACTCTGAATCTCTTATTGGATAAGCATACTTGTTTTTGTGGTTCAGATAGCATTAAAATAAAAGGAGTGTCTTGGGTACTTGCTTAGTTGTTTAATGATGGGTTGATACATATCTGCTTTATAATTTAGTATTACCATAACATGCTTACTTGAATAGCTGAATATATCTTTAATTACTATGCTTAAGTAATCTATGGGTACAATTTCTAAAAGATTACTAACAACAATAAGATCGTAATGATGGTTGAAGTTGCTAGTAAAAGTTTGTTGTTCAATAGTTTCTTTACTGGCTTTAAAAGAGTGTCCGTAAAGCAAGATAGTTTTTGCCTGATAGTAGAAAGCTTTGTTAAGCACTTCTTGTCTAAAATTAATTTCATAGTTTTTTATGTCCTCTAGGTTTATGATTAAATGATACTTGTTCATCTTTCCCCACACATTCGTACCATGTCTTTAGTACTGTTAATTTTTTAGATTCCATATTATTCTTCGCCCAAATCATTACTTGATCTGCATTGGTAATACAATCTTTTTCTGTTGCGTAGTATCTTAACTCTGGTTCTGTAAACCAAAAATCATAAACATTAGGAACTTGTCCGGTTGGATTGGCGACCATTATGTGCATAAATAAAAAGTATTTAACCATTAAACTTCATTACCCCAACTATCCCAGCCTTCTATTTTCTGTCTAGCAAATAGTTCTATTCTTGGTTTATCTCCCATTAAGGTAACTATGTCATCTCTAATACGATCAGGTTTTCTTGAGTGTTCTCTACGAGCATCTATAACTAATTGCCTTACTGACTTTGATACTCTTTTGGGTTTTCCTTTGGTTGCTAATAAACACATCTCTGGATTGCCTCTTGTCCAATAACCGAGTCCTGTAAAATATCCTGAAGACTTCTTGTTTTCTTTAGCCCAAGTAAATGCAACTGTTTTGTATGTAAACCCCCAAGACTTTATCACTTCAAATGCTTTGTTAAGAAGCGGGTCAATAACCCAAATAAATAAAACACAGTCGTCATTAGTAATATCATGGATAGGTAAATTACAAATATCAGAAATAGACATACAACTATAATGCTGTAGAGGACTTCTGTCGTTACCCTTGTCAGACCAGCTTTTAAAGTTCCAAGCTGGGTCAGCATAAATAATGTCATATTTTTTATTGGGAAATGGTATCACACAACATCTCCTAATGGCAACGGCTTGTAATCATCGTCATCATCATCTCTGTCTTGTTTTAGATATATCTTGCCCAGATAGATTGCCATCATAGAACTGTTTAGTTTGGTAGCAATATCAAATTGTGTCTTTCTTATGTTCACTTTAGCAATAGCTACCCCTTCTTCAAATGCTTTAGAGGCTTCTTCTGATCTATGTATAGTGGCATATGAACACCCAATGATTGTCCCTATTTCTCCCTTCACACACATATAGGAAGCCATGTGTTTTATCTGTTCTAGTATTTTGGGTGTAAATACAAAACTAGGTCTTCCGAATGGTTTTGTTTCTATGATTTCTGTTTTCTTGTCCATAATTTACCGATATGTGATCGTTGTTTTTTGCCTACTACTTTTTGAAAGCAAATGCAAGGTATTCTATAAGTTTTGGATTCTGATTAAATACATCTGAGAGTGCGTTGCCTGTGGTTTCGCAAACTAATTCTTCACTTTTGGCTGGTAGATTCCACGCATAATGCTCTGCTATCACATGTATGACTTCATGTATAATGGTGTTAAAATTAACTTTATCGTCTAATGATTTGTCTATTGTTATAGTGTTAGTAGAGGTGTCCACTTCTCCATATATTTTTCTTTTAGATGCTTCTTTTTTTGAGATATATTTTATTTTAAAATCCCTGTGTCCAAATTTTAATTGAGTAGGTTTCTTCATGTAAGGCTACTGAGTTAAGTTTAAAGATACTGTTGCTTATTAGTTTGATTTGTTATCAGTTGCAAGGCGTTGTTTTACAAATTCCTCAAATCTATCAGAACTTAACCGTTTTCTGGCAAGCTCAAACTCGGAATAAACCTTTTCTTCAAATATTTCTGTTCTAAGGTTCTTCAATCTAGGTTTGCTAGACTTAGGTATTTCTATCTTTTTATATTTATTAATCATAGGAGTTTTCTCTATATATATATTACTTTTATTTATTTGATTAGTATTTATTGTTCTGTCTGCCCCTTCTTGTGCCTTATCTTGTGCCTTTGGCTTCTCCAATTTCTGATATTTGTTATATTTTACAATACTATAAACACTTAAAGTTCGTGCCCTTCTTTGTGCCATATTCTGTGCCCCTATTAAGCTACTAATTATAGTCCTAGTTCGCTTCAAAGTTATCTCAAACTTCTTTGCCAAATCTCTTAAAGCAATACAAACTTCCCCTCGTTGTAGTGAGATTCTTTTTCTTCTATAAAGAACTTCAATCGGTTCATGACAGGCTTTACTTAATAGATAAATAAAAATTACAGTTTCTAAAGTTGATTTAAAGTCTTTGGATTCCCAAATTTTTCTATGTAGTAATACAAATCCATTGCGAGAATTCATTTGACCACCTTCCTAACTTTATTTAAAATGTCTGCGTATTTTTTATTAGCTGTTTTAATAGAAACATAAATTGGGTACCATGTAAGATTAAATTCCTTACCTAACTTGGCGTAGCTTATATTTAACCTCTCTTTTAAAATAGATAATAGAATCTTCTTTTGGTCTATTTCAAAAAACTCCTTGTCGTTATTATATATTTTTGGATTCAAGAGTGCTTTTTGCACTTGCTTGGTGATTTGCGTACTGTTCAATGTAGTAGTCATAGAAACCTTCCTTTGCTAAGTTGTTGATCTTTTTGCAAATTGTTTTTAATGCTAAAGATTTTGATATTTCTATAGGATTTATATTGTGTTTGCAATAAAATTCTAATTCAGACATTGTGTGTTGATCGTGGTGAACTTGCCATGTCAGAGGCAATACAAACATATCACCACCCTTTGTCCCCAGACCGCAATCGCCTCTACCAAAAACATTTCTTATATGACAGGCTTGGACTCCATAATTTGACCGAGTGATGATGCAAACATTATTTCTTGCAACCCACTCCAAATGAACTCTGGATTTAATAATGATTCGTTTTGGGATAAGCATAGTAGCGTAGCCAAACTGAGGGAAGGCACTCCGAATGGCTACAATTAACCTAATAGTAGCAATAGAACAAAATAGCAACATAAATAAGTGTTTGAATTCATTATATTCTATTTATATAAATAGCTAAATTAAATGGTAGTTAAGTATTGCATTGGGGGTAAATATCTATATTATTTTTATATTAACAATTAACAAAGGGAAAACAAATGACCAACTTAAACAAAGACTACAAAAACCCTACAATTTATATTGGGGATTATATGAGTGAATATTATGAAAAAAATAGTAATAATTGCATTGAAAGCTATCAGTGCATACTTTGTGGAAAAGGTATAAAACATACTGCCAAACATTACACAATAGTTGCTGGTCAAGGTAGTGAATTAAATTTAATTCATAAAGACGAATGGGATTATGCAGAATCTCCAAAAAATACAGATGGTGGTTTTATGGGTGGTTGGGATATTGGTGTAGAATGTGTAAAAAAATTAAAAAATATTCCAAATATTAAATATTATATTAGAAAACCAACAAAAGCTTAAATTAACTGGGGGCGAAAGCCCCCGCAACAGGAAGGCAACTAATGGCAGTATTTATATTTTTACTAATTATTTTAACAGTAATGTTTGTATATGGCATATTGGGAATGATTTTTAAATGGGAAAAATAGCAAACAACTTTAAGAAAAATGAAATAGAAATCTTACACGAGATGTTAAGAGATTATATTTTAGAACAAGAGGTGGTATATGCACAATCTATTAAAAAAGATTATTATAAACTATTTAGCAAACTAACAGAAATGAAGGGAATACAATTATGAACAATTTAGACTCTAGCTTTGAAAGAGCAAAAGAAATCAATAAGCAACAAGAAGAAATGCTAAAACACGAAGTGCACAAGGAACAAAATATAGTTAATACTATGATACAAGAAATTATGTCAGGAACTTCCCCCAGTATAGTTAAGTTTGATGCTAGAAAAGATTTTGATATAACAGACCAAGACGCTGAGTTACTATATAGCCAATCATTAAAACATATAGAGGAGAACACAAAATGGTACAAAAGATGAACGAAAGACTGTTTGCCAAAATACATTTGAGTATTTTGTTGAAGGAAAATAGACAAGATGAATTAATTGAAATAGTAAATTTCTATTTTTCACAGAAGCCAAATGTAATAAAGAAATTATCAGCCCGTTATGAAGCTGAAATTAAAAGCAAAACAAAAACAAGCAAGGGAAGGAAATATGAAAAAACTGAAAATGTCGTTAGCATTACTAATGACGATAGTGCTGACTAACTGTGCCTA